ACAATCCGATCACGAAGGCTTTAAGGATTCCGAAGAAGAACTTCTTCGCATCGAACTTGTCCTGAACCGTTCCGATGATCGTTCCTAAAACGATGTTTATACCGTTAAGCGAACCGACCACGATCAGCATCAAAACAATGGTCTCAAGGTTTTCCTGAACCGCCTTTTCAATCGTCTGTATTATTGTCGACCAGTTCATTTTTTTCTCCTTTCAGCAAGGCTAAAAAATTGCTCTTGTTTCCGTATAGCTTCAGCACCTGTGCCGGACAGTTCACATTTGGCTGAAAGTCACGATGGAAATAAATATCGTCCTTGGTGAGGTTGAATCGTGTCATCAGCTCTTCGATTAAGTCGATGGCTTTAGACTGTCCGGCAAGGTACAAGTCATTGGACGGGTTGGAACAGATCTCAATGGCAATGCAATGCAGATTGCCGAAGTCATATCCATGCCCAGTAGAAAAGACAGACCAGTCCAAAGGCATGACCTGTCTTACTCCCTTGTGATCCACTAAAAAGTGGCATCCTTGGGATGTTGTGCATTCCTCGGATAGCCACTTTTCCAATCGTTCCGCAGACCATGACTGATTGTTGGTATTATGCACCACGATGCCTTTGATCTCGGCATCCGGCAGACCATACTGTTTCCACTTTTCTTCAGGTATCATTTTTTCTTCTTCTTTATCTCTGTGAGCTTGATCTTTGCCGTCAGGGAATTTCTAACCTTGCCAAGCGTGATCTTCATCGAACGGATGCCCTCTCCGTTTTCATCAATGGCATATTCCTTTCCAGTCACAACAGATTCATACATCTTGTTTCCGTTGTAGAACCTCACCCTTCTTCCTATCGTGAAATCATCGAACGTGTACATTCCATGTGTCATGTCAAGATCGAAGGTGATGTTGTGATTGAATAACGAATTCGTTAACTGCTGAACCAGTATGGTGTTCAAATTGTCATCGGACATCACAACGGCAGTTCGGCAGTCACTATAACCAATGAACGAAGACAGAGGTTTCTCTTGTGAGATCAGCATATCCGTGATCGTTCCGTCCGTCTGCATTCCATAGACACCTCGACAGGTTGTTCCTGTTGAGTTGTAGATCTCCAGAACGGTCGGCTGCTGCGATTCCACACTAACTTTGACATTGGTGATGTTCTCGTAGTTGTCGCTCATCGTTAAGACCGTATCTCTGTTTGGATAGTAGTACTCCAGTTCAAGATAAGACTTGTAGCTCAACTTGTTGGCGGAATTGTAATGCGGTTCCTTGTGGATCTTCGCAAGAACTCCGTAGCCTGTCGAGTTGAACATCTCCAAGAGATAGTCTTCAAGATTTCTCACTTCGGCTTCTTCGATCAACGGCATCGCCAGTTGGACATTCTGCTTGTTGTCATAGGACAGAGAACTGTCGAAGCGGATCGGACTTTCCCCATAGGTGAGGAATGTTTCCCCTTTCCTGATCGATGCATCGTTGGTGTCAGTAAACTCCGTAGGAGAGCTTGTGTGAAGCGTAAAGAACTTCTCGGTGTATTTCCTCAACGCTCCCATTAACGTGTATCTGGTGAGGTTTAAACCGCCCCACGATCTGTTTGGCACGAACACGAAGTCTTCATCCAAGATGGAAAGACCCTCTCGGCACTTTAATGTGTTCCCCTCAATGGACTCGACAACGCCAGCCCATATGAATCCGCCTTTGTTGGTGTAAATGGCAACAGGCATATTCACCTGATAAGCGGACGGCATCGATTCCAGTTCGATCGTTGAGTTTGTCTTTGTCAGACCGTCCTCTTTGATCGAGAAGCTCCTTATCATCGAATACAGATCGAATTCGTTGGCTTGGATCGCTCCTGACGGCATTCCCTCGCCATACTGAATGCCTAGGCACATGAAACTGTTCTTCTGTTTTTCCGTACTGATCTTCTTGAAATGTGCGGTAACTGGAAGGATTCCAGATACGCCATAAGGCTTTATGGTCTGTGGTAATGACTTGAGGACTCTGTCACGAGAGATGATCACTCCGTTCTTGTTTGTCCAATGCGAGAAGACATAGCCGTCATTCGGTTCTGCTACAACAGACACATCAGTAGCATTGAAATCATTGATCGGTGCTCCTGAACCGTTGTCGATGATATACATCATTTTGTAATCACCGTGAGGTGTATGGATGAATGCCGTTCCGTTTCCGTCCGTCTTTGGATCAATGAAGTCTGTATATCCAGTAACGGAAGATGTTCCGCTAGGAGCAATGAACGTTTTTCTAACGGTATCGTAAAGACCCACCGTTCCATCGCTCGTTCTCTTTGCCGGATATAGTTCGCTCACAAGCTGACCGCCCTTTGTGATGGACATATAGTACATCTTCATGGTCGGTGTTGTTCCATAGGCTGGATTACCGGCGTTGTTCATTGCCATCGCATACATCGTTCTCGTTCCTGTGAAGGTGGTTGCCCCTCGCTCTACCTCTACCAGTTCGGAATTCTCCGCATTGAATGTCATTACGTTCTTTTTGTTGGAGAAGTAGAAATCTAACGAATCGAAATCGGTATGGGCGAACGAAGAACGCCCTGACCCATAACCGAAATACGATGTTGTTCCCAGTAAAAGATTCAACTGCCCAGCGGAATCGGCAGAAGCGGAGTTTCTTGCTCCAAAGGCGTATGTTGTGATGTTCCCAGACGGAGACCTTGAAACGCCAAAGAGAAGATTGACATCCGTGTCCTGTGTCGGCACGATCCCAGTATCGAAATAGAAGCTCGTTCCAGTATCATCATCCTTGTAGATCGCAAGGACTGGCTCATATCCGTTCGGCAGCATATTACACGCTCCTGTATATCGGTGTGTACCTGATCGTATAACCGCTGATCGTGTAACTGTCCGCACCGATTGTCAATGTTGACTCACCCTTGGCGAGTTTGACGAATGTGACATAGATCGATCCGTTGGAAATTGACAGATCCTGATAAGCCAAAGGATTCGGCATGATGGAATTGTTCTGTTTCAAAACTACATTCTGTTCGCCATCCTTTGAGTTAACGAAAACGCTTGAGAAGTTGTTCGCATTGTCATCAAACTTGGCTTCGCCATACAGTTCGCCATTCTGTTCCAATGTGAAATATGGGTTCTTGTATGTACCTCTCAATTCGATTTCAAACCCAACAGGGAAGTCTCCCTTGTTGTTTATCGTTAATGTGTTTGCAGTTCCGTTGATCTCTATCTCATCGCCCTCGTAGAATCCCAAGCCGTTCATTTGGATGTTTGATGTCAAAATGCGGTCTGTCTTGGATTCCGTCTTTGTCAAGGACATCACTTCGCACTCTAATGAATAGGTGTCTGCGATGAGCGAATTATAGGAAACTGGAATCATGTAGTGAAGAGTGATAGGCTGCTCCATCAGGAAGCGGACAAACTCGTTATACTTCTCGTATCTCGTGGAGTTTGCAGAATCATAGAATAAGACATCACCAGTCACTTGTGGGAAGTTGTAGGATTCCGTGTTCTTGTATGCCCTCTCTCCGTAACGAGTGACATCGATTGTCTTCTGGAATCCCAAGCCTTGCGGATTCTCAAGGAAGCTCTTCAGTTCCTTTTCTGTGAGATCCCATCTTTCCCCATTTCCGTTCACAAGCCAGAACTTCCTGTAAGGTGTTTCCCCTTCGATTTGGTTGTAGTATTCGATGTCTGCGATGATTGGAGCGGTGGTCGGAGTTGCTCCGTTTACTGGAAGGATCTGTTCCGTTCCGTCTTGATAGAAACGGTAGATGATTTCTGCATCTGCATCCGTCTCGACATAGTTTTTCAGTTCATAATAGAGATACACATTAGACATTGCTGACTTGAATGCTTCTGCCGTTGTGTAAGCCGTATCTTTTGCTGAAATAACACCGCCAGTAGAAACTGCTATACATTTGTTGCTTTGAGCCAAACCATTCAATGAGATGCTATCATATACGGCACATTTGATATTCGCAATATTTGAATTGCTTGATGGAACGGCTACTGCTGATACTATATCCGATGATGTGAATCTAGGAACGGATGAGTCATATGTCCAGTTCAAACTTCCTAAATCTACCGCACCAATTCTAGTAATAGCCTTTGTAGGTAATAACTCATCATATACATTCCCTGCTGACTTCATTCCATTAGGGAAGTATGTTAATGTTGGCAAATCGGTAGTGGATGAGATATAAGGCTCGTAAGGGGTAGCCGTTCCTATTTCCATCTGGAACTGTGCTTCATTTATGAAACTTGTATCGATAGATGTGTTATCCGATTTTCGCAGTGCGATTTTTATCAGTTCATTTTGCGATGGTGTATAAGACAAGGGGTTACTCCATGCGTTAGGATAATAACCTAAGTAATTACCATTCATATCATAACGATATAAATAAATCTGTCTTGGACTTTCCATCGTGAATGTGTACTGAACATTCTCCATGACTCTTATGAATTGATTTGTTCTTATTCTTGCACCTGCACTTGTAGGCTGACCTGTCGCACCATCGAAGGCACCCTGTTCCCACATTAAATTACTGACAAGATTCTTCCCTACTGTCTTAATTGCAGTTCCCTTGAATGGTACCAAGGTAGACTGATTAAACACCAACGTGTTGCCTTTTATACGTTTTAATTTGGCTGCACCGTCATAATCGACAGGAACCGCTCTATATAAGAATTGCTGATCGGTGTATTCTATCATGTTAGACCATCCTTCCTAGATTCTCGTTGATACGTTCGGTTAGAACATCTGCCCATGCCAATACTGTTGCTTTATCTACATCACCGTTGATCGTAAATGAATTGTTCATCGTGATAGACCCTGACATGAATCCGCCACTATCAAGGACTGTGACTTGGTTTCTCTGTCTTCCAATGGTTGCATTAAGACCTTCGCTTCCGAATGAACCGAAGAAATCTTTGATTCGGCTTATTGCCGATGAGAAGTCAAAGGCATTCGCAATGGCATTCTTTAGTGAATTGAACTTCGATGCGATCCAGTCTATTTTCTCTTGGACGAACGTTGCGACCGCAGCGAGGGAGTTTTTGAACGATGTCCAAACATTCGATGCAACAGACTTCACCGTTTCCATATTGCTGATAAGCCATGTAATTGCACCGACCACCGCACCGATGATTGCTATTACTGCACCGATAGGACTGAATAGCATTCCTATGCCGGTCACCAATGTGCCGACAAAGGAGATGACCGTTCCCAATACGGTGAGGAAAGGACCGATGGCAGCGACCACCGCAGCGACAATGAGAATGATCCGTTTTGTGCTTCCTGAAAGATTAGAGAACCATTTAATGACCTCCCTCACCTTGTTTAAGACTTGCACGATGATCGGCATTGCCGAAGCCGTAATCTCACCCAGAAGCATCTGTATGGACTCTTTGGTAGCACTTAACGAACCGTTTAAGGTCTGCCCTTGTGCTTCCATTGCTCCGTAGTACTTACCGCCCTCTTCGGATGCTTTGGCAAGAGCTTCGCTTAATAGTTCGTAGGACACATCCATGTCCTTGACCTCTTCAACGTTCTTGCCGGTTGCTTCTGCCAGTAAGCCATAGATGTTGATACCGGCATTTGCGAATTGCTTGATGTCCTGTGAGGATGCCTTGCCAACATTTTTGATCTGCTGAAGGTTCTGTGCCATTCTCTCCAGTTCGGCAGAACCACCGCCTGTGGCTGCGACCGCATTGCCCAAGTTTAAGATTGTCTTTCTCGCTTCATCCGCTTCAACTCCGGCAGAGATCAAATACTGATTTGCCGAAATCAAAGAAGCGGAATCAAACGGAGACTTCTGTGCATCATCTTGCATCTGTGAAATGATTCGGTCGGCTTCTTCCGCACTTCCAGTAAGAGTAGTGAACATGGTTCTGTACTGCTCCATCTGGGCGTTGTAGTTTACGCCAACTGCTCCAAGTGCGACCAGAGGTGCGGTGACCTTCATGGTCATGTCTTTGCCTGATTCGGCAATCTTGCCACCTACTTCTTTGAGCTGATTTCCAACGGCTTCCGTGTATTGCTTTGCAACAGATCCGAAATCCTTGTACTCTTCTTTCAAGGATTTAAGGTTCTGCTCCGTTTCGATGATTTCACGCTGAAGTGCTTTCTGTTCTTCTGTAAGCGATCCGTCTTTATTTGATTGCAGTTTTCCGTAGGCATCTTTCAAGGCAACGAGTCTGTTCTTTGTTACATCTAATGCCTTTTCAAGTTCTTTCTGTTTCTGTTTAAGAAGCTCGGTGTTCTTCGGATCGAGTTTAAGGAGTTTGTTGATGTCCTTGAGGTTTCTCTGTGTTGTGCTTAACTGATCATCAACTTCCTTCAAGGACTTTTGTAGTTCTGTGGTTTCGCCACCAATGGAGATGGTTATGCCCTTGATTCTGTTCTTTGCCATGAAACTCCTTCCTAGAATTTATCCATATCTTCTTGCGAAGCGATTTCTTTCCAATCATAGTTATCGTTGGCTTTCTCTGTAAACATATCATTGACCATCCCTACTGTGAGGTCATCCAAGTCATCCATAGACAAGCCAAGTTCCGTACAACGTAAAAGAAACAGAGCAGTACTCATTGACCGCTCTGTTCTTCTACTTTTTTTTTAGGTTCTTCCAACTGCAACGTGTTCAATCCCCACAGGTCAATGATCTGCGGAAGAATGATGTAGATGTCGAACATCTCAAACTGATCCAGCCATTCATCAGGATCGCTTGGAATCGTGTTGTCATACTGCCATGCCATTATATAGGCGATGTTCATGAAACACTCAAGGTCATCCGCTGCCAATGTTGAATCGTTTGTCTTCTGCACCAACTGTTCTATATCTTTGAACAGATCACGGCTGAATTTCTGCCTGTATCGTTTTGTAGTGGATGCGGTGGCTTTGAAGCCGACCTCTTTCCCACCTATGCTTATGATTTTCTCCATGTTTCTTTATGCCGGTTCTACTACTTCTGTAAACCAGTTAGCGTAAGCAGTTGCATCATGTGGGCAACGTGCCTTTACAAGTTCATCGCTCTCTCTGGCCATCGCCGTGATCGTGACTGTTTCAGTCTGCGGTTCGATGGATTCTTCCTTTGTAGATCCGCTGACGGACGGTCTTGATGCGACACATCTGTATAAGCAATGTCTTGTGGCGTTCTCATCACCTTCAAACTGGAACAGTAAAGCGAACTCGTTTGTCTGTGCATTGCCGTATTCCATGTAAGCACCGCTCGTTGTGTCTAACTCTTCGCCCAGGATGTCCGTTCTGAACGAATCAGGCAGCAGAGCAAGTTCCAAGTCACCCTGATAGCCGTTGTTCGCAGTTGAAGTATAGTATGCGATGTTGTCGGCATAGAATGTGTTGGTTTCGCCCTGTTGATCGAGGGAGATGCTTACTGCACCGGGCAAAGCGACAGGCGTTCCGTAAGTGATCGCTCCGTTGGTTTCCGTGATCTTGGCATAGTAGCATTTTGAGATGCCGTATTTGATTTTATTAGCCATTAGTTCTCCTTTACGAACTGCATATCATAGGTAATTTGAAAAAGGTTCTCGTTACGGATGTATGCTTCACTCTTTTCATAAAAAAAGCCATTCTGTTCAAGAACGGCTTCGATGCTCTCTTCTAAAGAGAAGTCTTTCGTTGCGGTGTATAACTCAAGATTGAGGATCTCGATCGGTGAATAATTCACGTTATCCGCACCGAAATCGTTTCTTTCTGGATAATTGAACACGATATATGGCGGAGTCGGTGCGATGTTGTTTGGGAAAGAATCGTAGGTGAAAGGCAATCCCATAGATTCGATCATTTGTGCAATCTGTTTGTATGTCATAGACTTTCAACTTTCTCCTTTACCAATTCAACCACCATCTCCTGTGCCATGTCATTGACCGGCTTGATGTGTTCGTAGCCTTGAACCTTGCCATTGGTTTCTCTGCCCCATAGCCATTTGCTATGCCCAGACTCCAGCAAGTGAGTCAAACGATAGTGGCTTTCATTGTAGACCACCGCTTCGGTTCTCAATCTGGATGTCTGTACCTGTTGGTATTCCCATCCTTTTGAATAAGCACCGCTCGGATTCCCCTTCGGTGAGAATCTGTTCACCGACCGAAGTTCATCCATCGCTTTTTCACTCGTTTCCTTTATGGCATCGCCCAAAACATCGAACACTTCATCGCCATATTCTGCGAGGATCTTGTCAACGGTCGCAGACAAGTCAACAGGCTTGATCTTCTTCCGTTTACTCATTCCCTTTTCGTAGCTCTGTGTATAACTCTATCGAATCAACGGTTCTGTAATAGGTTCGATAAACGGTGTACTGCTTGTTATTGAACTCGATAATAGTTTCACCGTTGTAATCATGGGAAAACATCGTGAATCTATACTGTGGGTTCAATCCGTTGCGTCCGCCCTCAAACCATTCCTGTCCGTTAACTGATGTGACCTTTACGAACACTTTTTTCCTGATCTCTTCCTTTTCCATCACTCCATAATCGTTCTGGGTGTAGGATTCGGAAATCAGGTATGCAACATCACTCTTATTCATCTTTCAGCCAATTGGTGTACCCAGTAGCCATCTGCATCTGTGCCTTCTGCTCATCGTAGGATGCCTTGAGTCTTTCAAGCATCTCCACTCCGTTAATATCACCGAAGTGGTATTTGCAATAGGTACAAATCGCTCGGATCAGTAAGGTGTTTGATGTGTCCGTTACGGTAACTCCGGCAATGCCCAAATCAGCAAGACAAGCGTTGATCATGTCCGTCAGTTCGGTGTCGAAGTCATCTGTTGTTATACGAAGGGCGAGTTTTACTTTTTCTAATATCGTGTTCATTCTTACTCCTTGTAAAAAGGCGAAGAATTTACTTCGCCTTTCTTGTCTGCTTTGTTTTGATTTCAGGTGTTTGCCTTGCTTCGGTATCGATAGCACCCATACGTTGTAATCTTTCGTACTCCTGTTGGGTTACTTCGACTTCACCTGACAAGCAATTCACCCTGATCGGTCTTGTGATTTTTACTTTCATTTTGCTCCTTTGTACGCATTGTAGAAATTTCGATCAACAATGTAGTGACCGACATGACCGCATTGAACGGATGGATCGCAAACGATTCTGTAACCTAACTGCCTTGCTCTCCAACAGAAAGACAGATCCTCGCCTACACCATTGATCGGCGAGAACATATTTCCGTATTCTGTAAAGACTTCAAGCAAGACTTTTGTAGGAACTAAAACACATCCGAAACCACATCCGGCAACCTCAAAAATATCTTGAGGATAGTCAATGCAGTCACTCCACTCACACTTGTCTTCC